TTGAAACGAAAAAGAACGATGACGAAGTATTTGTCTAGCGATATCTCTTGTTGTTGTAATTTCAAGACAAACTGATGCCATTTCAAAAGGAGACCAATGTTTATGTTTAATTAGATATTTAATTAACTTTTCACTAGTTTCTGTATTACCTTGGTTTGAAGGATTAGATACTCTTGCACAATAAGAAATAAGATCTAATATACTATTACCAACACTATCATGTGAGGGTATTGAGTGAGCTTTTAGCTTAACTTTCATTTAGTAATCTTTGTACCTCTCGATATCCGGCCAGTAAATCACCACTATCATTTCTAAATAAATCTTTGTCAAAACTTTCATTTTTATCATTCCAGAGTCGCATAGTATCAGGACATACTTCATCAGCAAGTAGTATTGTACCGTTTTCTGTTAAACCAAATTCTAATTTAAAATCTACAAGTTTTAACTTACATTTAGTAAAAATACTTGTTAGTACTTCATTAATATGAGTAGTTTCTTTACGAAGATAGTGCAAAGTAAGTTTATCAGTAATACCCAAAGCTGTAATTGCATCTTCAGCAATAGGAGGGTCATTTAAATCGTCATCTTTTATACAAAATTCAATAATAGTATTTTTAAGAGCTTTACCCACTTCCATACCATATCGTTTACAGAAAGTTCCTGCAGCTATATTTCTTACTATAACTTCTAATGGAATAATCTTTACTTGATGACAGATATGCTCTGTAGGACTTATTTTCTCTATAAAATGTGTAGCAATCTTATGCTTATGTAATTTATTAAACATTGTTGCGCTAATATCACAGTTAAGTTCTCCCTTACCAACAAACTGTGCTTCTTTAGCACGATTACCGGCAGTTGCATCATCTTTAAACTGTAATTTTACTTTTCCTATATCATGTTGATATATTTTTTTTGCTTTACCTTCATATAAAAATTCACCTGTCATACTTGTTTTCCTTTTTCTATTTGTATCCATTTTTTACCTGTTTTAGTAGAATTTACTTCTTCTACTTGGTAAATATATTCAAAAGAAGTTTGATTAAAAGTTTTACTTTGGAACATTGCTATACGTTCATATGGCCCAATATGCTTAATCTTATCTGTTGTATTATATAGTATTAAAAATATTTCGTTTCTAAATCCGTGCCCAAAATAAGTAGGAGCATCTAAAACTATTAAACCTTTTTCATATACTAAATTACTATCACTTATTATTTCTAAATATGTATACGGATCATCTATTTGTAAATAAAATCCTGTTTTAATAATTTCTCTAGTAAAAGGTTTAATTTTAATATCTTGTTCAATACATGCTTGTAAACTATAGTAAAGATCAAATAAACTATATTGTTCTACTATCCAAGCTTTTCCATATTCTTTTTCAAGTTTAAGTGCTAGACTACTTTTTTCAAATTTTATCTTATGCGGAATAGGAAGAGTTGAGTTCATCTAAATTTTCTTCTCCATATTTACCACTAATAATTGCATCCTCATTATATTTTTTAAGACTAATCAATTTTTCATTTCGCTCTAATACATCACGACTCGCATTAAGATTTTGTATATATTTAGCTCTACCTTTTACTGGTAAAGATTTTAATAATGTTTCAAATGTTTTATGTTCTTTAGCTAGTCCTTGAGCACGTTTAGGACCAATACCTTCAACACCAATTATATTATCGCTTTTATCACCCTCAATTATTCTTGATAAAAGATATTCATCAGGTGATAAATCAAAATTTTCTTTAAGTGTTTGTTTAGTAATTTCTTTGCGAGAAAATATATTAAATATACTTACATTATCATCAATTAACTGATATAGATCTCTATCTGAAGAAATAATCCAAGTATGGTCAAAAGATTTAGCTACATGTTTTACAAGGTATGTAATTATATCATCTGCTTCTATACCTCTAAATTTTAAGACTTCTTCATTAAGTGCTTCGGGTAATGCATTAAGAACTCCAAAGAATTCCTCATACTTTTTTGCCTCATCTTCTTCTTTAGGTTTTTTGCGATTTTGTTTATATTCATCATACATATTCATACGATAATAGCTACGACCAAAATCAAAACAAACTATTGTTTTACTTGCTTCGTAGCTTTTTGATAAACTTTGTATTGTACGTTGATAATCAGATGCAAAATTATTATAGTTAACTCTTTGTAACCAGCGATAGGCAACATTATTTGCATCTACTAATAGTAGATTATTATACGAGCTATCTATAACTATATTTAGCTCGGCTAAATCATTCCAAGATTTTGTATTCATGTTATTCTCCTGTATTATAAGTATTATATATTACAGAAGCCTTTTACGCAAGAAGTTTATTATCCATTCTTTGTCTCAACGTGTATTCCTTTTACCCAATAATACCATTCTTTTGCCTTTGTTTTTACTTCTATATGTAAAGGATCTTTTTTCCAAGCGTCAATATCTTCCCAAGTTTTCCATGAACTAATCGTAATTTCAACATCATCTTTTTCTTCAGTTATAATATCAATAAAACCTGGCATAGATTTTGCTTTTGCAAGAACTTTTTCACTATAGTCATAATATTCTTTATTAAAATTTTTTATTTTTGCTATAAAAAAAACTTTAATCATTTTTTATTTTATATGCCTTAATCCAATCATCAAGTTGTGTTATTTTAAAATGACAACCAAATGACTTTACTTCTATATAGTGATCTACTTCTATATTATCATTCCACCCAACAAAATCTTTAGAGCGATTCCACCTAAAAATAAGCAGAGGTTTCTTTTTCATAACTTCTGCTTCTCTTTCTGTCTGTCTCCAGAAATTTAATAAGTCTGTAGTTTTAGCAGTTAAAAGATTATTCCATTGTATATCTTTATAATGTTTACACTCTATACAATAAGGCCATCCTGCTGTATCATGAGGAGTCCATAAATCACCTTTTAAATATTCTATAGCACCAGAAAGAGGCATACGTTCAAATTCAAAATCAAGATGAGAGTTTAAATATCTTTTAATTTTAGCTTCGTAAGCAGAACCTTTAATTTTACTTTTGTTAACCATTTTTTATTCATAATTAATGCCCATAGTTACTTGTTGTTTCTTCAAAGTATTGCATTAATTCATTATAGCCCCCAATATATTTGTCGTTTATAAAGATTTGTGGTACTGTCCTTGCTTTAGGTACTACTTTTAATAAATCTTCTTTTGACCAAAGACTAGTAATATTTCTTTCATCAATTTTATATTTTCTACTATGTAATTCTTTTTTTGCGAGAGAACAATATAGACAATCATCTTTAGTCCAAACTGTTGCTTTAATCATAATATATATTACTCCTTTAGGCAATATTTATCTTTCTTCAGACCTTTCTACCGAAAATTTTCCGCCTGGATATCTTGACTCTAATTTACGGATATTTTCTTTTATTATATCATATGGATCAAGATTAAGAGCCATACATGCTTGTGACCAATACCACATAATATCACCTAATTCACTTTTTAATTTATCTTTGTTTTCTGTATTATATTCCTTACCTTGAAAAAATATTTTTTTAACTATATCATTAAATTCACCAATTTCACCAGATAATCCAATAGCTGCTGTTGATAATCTAGGAACATCCATTCCATGATTAGCAAGTGTAGCTATAGTTCTCATATATACATCATTTGATTTACTTCCTTCTGATGTTACCCCGTCTACAAAAGATTGATAACTATATAAATCTATCATTTATTTCTCCATATTTTTTCTTTATATTCTTTAGACCAATTATCATAATAATTAGTTTTTTCTAAAGTATTACGCGCTTCATTTAATTTATATTTATTTTGTATTAAAAATAAAATTTTGTTATGTCCACAACTAGTATTTGTACCACCTATATATCCAGGATCCTCATAATGATCTATTAAAATTACAACATCATCTCTTTGTGTATTTAACCTATCTTCTAATTTTTGTGCTTGAGTAGGAGATATATATTTAGTATATTCAACAATTATAACATCTAATTCGTTATCCCAATTAAAGATTTGTTCTTCTATAAAATTTATATCTCCTTTAAGAATGATAAATTTAGCATTTTTAGCAAAAGGACAAATAATATTATTACTATTTGTTTTCTTTGTAGATACATATTTATGCCAATTATAAATAGGATTCGACATTACCTTTCCTTTTGATATCTATTGTTATACAATGTAAACCACCATCCCAGAAATATCTATGTCTAAAAGGAGTTATTATTGGTTCAATTTTATGTTTTTTAAAATATTCAAAAGCTTGTTTATTATAGTTTGAAACACATACGGTATGTTCATCTAAAGAAACTATATTTAGATCAAAAACAGTTTCTTTTGCATATCCTACCCATTTAGATAGCCAAGTATCAATATAATTAAAAAATTCTTTTTCTCTATATTTTTCATTATTAAACCAATAGGTATAGTTACTTATTTCAGGAATAGTCTTACTAAATTGATGCCATCCTTCCATTTTAGTCCAACTTTCTCCTTCTAATCTACAGGTATCCCAATTAGGAAATAATCCGTCTGTATACATATATTCTGGTCTAAGTGTCATTAGAACTCCTGGTTTTAAAATAGCAAAACAACCATCAGCATGACAGCCTGCTGCTTCAAATTTAAAATTATGAGTTTTATAGTAAATAATATTAAAACCATCTGGTTCTAGTATTTTTTTAAGATATTTATATGAATTTTCAAGATTAGCTCCATCATTAGAATCAACAATAATATCTTTTCCTAGTCTTATAATTGATGGCGGAGCTAATCCTAGAAAAGGTTTTTCATATCTGAAATATTTTTTATATTTTTTTAAAGGAATAGCTAAATCTTTTGTGGTTGATTTTTGAAGAGATTTAAATATTATTTTATTACCTAATACTATCATTTCATCTCTAGGATTCATAAGATAAGGAGTATCTTGTAATTGCGTTATGTCACTATAATTAGGACGGTAAACTTTTGCACCATATGTTTCAAATATTTTTATAAGATTTTGATAATCTTCTTCTGTTTCATCTAATAAGTATCCAAGCAGTCTTTTTGTAGTTGTACTCATATACTCTGTATGAAAGTCACTAAGTATATTTTTAGAATATCCTTTACCAACCAGTATTTCTTCAAGTGGTTGAAACTCAGTGTATGCTTGTGGTAATACTTCTTGTAGCATAATCCCTCTCAAAGAAACTCATTTTTATATTATATATAGAAAATTCTTCTAGTATCTCTATCACTGTTTGTACATTAAAATTTTTACAACTATAAAGGTCAAATTGAAATTCTCCTGTATCCCAAGTATGAATACTGATATGGCTAGTATCAATAGCTGTTAATACAGTATATCCTTCATTTTGTTCTACAGTAGAATAATGTATATAAGGACCGCCTAATATATTCATATTTATTGCTTTAACTAGAATTTTTACTAAAAATTCTAATTTTTCTTCATCAAGAATATCGGCATAGTTACCCATTAAGATTAGATGATAATGATCCCTCATTAGATTTCACAACCGTCTGAATCACAAAATTTATTAGCGTCTGCATTTTCTCCTTCCTCTCCTAATAAATTAAAATTTAAAGGTTTTAAAGTACTAGCATAAGTTTCAATCTCCGTTCTATCCATAGTAATATATGGTGCTTGAGCATAGCCATGATCTGATATTGGAAGTAATGAAACACCTTTAAGTCGTGAATCAAAACATGATAACGCCCTTCCAATTTGGTCTGCTTCTGCCGGTTTAAATGTAATTGTAATGGATACTTGATTATCTGCCCAATAGTATTGCATATCTGCTGCATTTGCAAATTGTTCCCAGATAGATACATCATGTTTTGAAATTGTACCTTCTGGATGAACAACAGGAAAATAAACAACTACAGTTCGTACTGGATCAGAAACTGCTGGTTCAATACGATATCCTGCATCTTTTAAAATATCAATCATTGGGGATATAGCAGATAATCTAACAGTACGATAGTAGGATTCATTCTCTGCGTAATGTATACCAGGAAGAGAACCTGCAACTAAACTTACTGTACCTGATGGTTTAACAGATGTTGTTTTACGAGATAAAGGAACACCCATCCATTCTGAATATTTTTGATCAATATATTGAATATAAGTATAAGCACGATCACAGTATTCATCTAGATATTTACGGCGACCAAATTTAAGAATAGCTTCTTGAATACCGGATTGTGAACAACCAATTCTACGATTACGTTTAATAACATCATTAGTATCTTGCCAATGAGTAGCCATAAGTGTAACAGCTTTTGCATAAAGATATGCAAATTTAAGTGTACGTTGATAATCCCAATAATCATCATGTTTAGATGGAAAAGTTTCAACTAAACAACATAATTCATAAGTTTCTAAAGATTGTTCTAAGCAAGGATTACCTCCTGCTACACGACGATCTTTCCAATCAGCAGGGTCTTTCATGCGACTATATTGTTGCATATTATCTAACCATGCGAAACCTGGTTCTCCAGAAATTGCTATGGATTTAGCAGCTTCAGTATAATCCATACCTACTCTTGCAAAGATAGAATTGTTAGAGGCCCAACGCCAACCTCCAAATTTATATGCCCAAGAATTTTCACTATATTTCTTAGCAATTTCACTTCTTGAATCAAAATCATTATTATATAAATCATAATCTTGACTATTTAAAAGTTTTAATTCTTCTGGAGCAGTTGCACCTGTTTCTACACTTGCTGTTTCCCAGTTTTTCATTTCCATAAAGGCTATATCATCAGGTTCAGAAAAAGCAATTTCAGCAGTACGTCTAACATTACCAGCAACTACTATTTTACCAATAATATTCATAATATCGGTAATATCTACAGAACTTAGTAGAGGATTGTCAGATTTTGCTCTTTTAGTTAGAATATCTCTAATACCCTCAAGTCCGTGTTTTAGCGGCTCTGGTCCTGATGCTACTCCGCCAAAACCCATAATTAGTTCTCCATAGGGTCTAATACTATTATAATTAAATTCTACAGGAGCAGAACCTTCTTCTAAATAAGAATCAATTAGGCATGATAAGGCTTCTACCCACCCTTCTCTTGAATCTTCAATATATATAAGTTCAGGAGAACCTTCTGGCTCTACGGATGCAATTTTATCTGCACCTTTTGTATCAAAACCTACACCTACACCTACCATACTCATATCCATTAAGAAAGCAAAAGATTTTGATAGTTCTGCATCAATATCTTGTGTAGAGACAAAAGCACAATTATTTAAAGCTGCCCCACCTTTTTCCCATATAAAAGGAGTACCCATCATCCAAAGTCCTCGACCTGGAGGCATCCATTTAAATGCAAAAAGACGTTCAGCAGCTTCTTCTGCTAATTTATGTGCTTTTTTTTCATCCCATGTAATATATGATGCTACAGAATGAGTTTTCAAAATAGAAAAGAACCCTTCTACAACACGGAGTACGCAGTCTCCCCACGTTTCCATGTGACCGTCAGATTTCATTCGTGAATATGTTCGGTAATAAGTAAACTCTGAAAGACCTCCATAACCCCAATTTACTGGTTTAGATCTGAGTTCTTCTTTAAAGTGACTTCGCAAAGCGAAAGTAATCGGATATTTTCCGGGTGCTAACATTTATTTCTCCTTAAACGCATTTAAAGTAATTCAGAATAACTCATTATTACTGAATCACACTTATGTTATTTTCTTTTATTATTGATAATTTATCTATTAATGGATGGGTAAAATCATGAGAAATAAGAAATACATTTAAATCTTCTTCTTCTGATAATACTTCTATTAGTTTCTCTTTTCCCTCATCATCTAATACGCCTGTTATCTCATCTAAAAATAATAAATTTATACTACTTCCACCAAGTTTAGACAATAAGGTTCTTATTGCTAAAAGTATAGCAGTTTGAATCCTACTAAATTCCCCTCCAGAAACTGTTTCAATAGGAGTATCTATACCATTATTTCTAACAATTATATTTAGTTTTTCTTTGTCCAGACGAAATGAGACTTGAAATTGACCATCAGAAAGTAGTGATAAGTAATAATTTATAGCTAACTCTAATTCTTTAGTTAAATTCTCTAATTTATATGCTAAACTA